TCTTTGTTTGCCATAACTTTATTTGCAAATGCACCTGTGCTCATTCCTGCTGCCTTAGCCTGTCTTTTAAAAGCACCAGGGTTTTTACTAGTTGCTTTTTTAATCCAATTTTCTGCTTCGCTAACTAATTCGTCGCCTTCAAGTTTAATTTCGCCCTTGTCAACTGCTGACTTAAAATCATTAGCAGCAGCTGGAGTAGTTGCAGTACCAATGGTTTCACCACCTGACTTAATATGCATTGCTCCTGAAGCTGGTTCTAGTTTTATATCTGCTTCACGTAAACGTGCAGACAATCCTCTTTCCATAACCAATAACTTCATATACCCAGCATTTTTTTCACTGTTGTGCATCTTAGTTGTTGTACGATGTTCATAGATTAAACCACGAACTTTTGTTAACATGTTGCTTGCAGCTCTTGGAGCTAACTTTGTAAAATCAACACTATTACCAAAATAGCCCTCAAGTACTTTTTGAGACTTTTTAGTTTGCGGTGTTTCTAAGTCGAATAGTTTCATTATCAAATCCTTTTTGCTGACAGTATTTAGCAACATTTATGCTTTTCGTTAATTGTTCTTGTATCTGATGATACTGATATTTTGCACTAGTAAGCCTATGTAACGCAACTTCTTTACGCATATCATCAATCTTATCACTGTTAACAAAATGTCTATAATGCATCATTTCCTGTTGTCTTGTTAACAGTTTTTCTTCTAATTCAACAAGATGTTGAGCGTCCACTGGTTTTTTATATTTGTCTAGTATGCAATAACTAAGTGCAATCCTACAACTGCTACAAGTTGCAACTAGGTATTCATCTTTATAAACTTGGTATTCGTTTATATAAACTTTTTCAATCTCGTACTCTGCAAACGCCATAATACTATTTCCATCACGGAAAATAGCATTGGGATTTGTATTCAGAAGTTCATCTGCGATTCGATGTAATAAACGAGAAGCTTTATCTGTTACCCGACTACGTAAGTTATCACTAACCATCCAACTGTTCCTACAAGAGCTGCAATTATACCTGTTCCCCAGCCTATCAGCTGATCGGTTCTTCTTTGGGCCATCTTTTGGACCATACCGTGAACTTCATTAATCATCATTTCCAGGCGATCTACTTTTTTATCTAGGCCTTGTATGTTATTAGCCATAGATTTATATCGCTCTGCACACAAGTCAACGTGTGCTTCTAAACTCTTTTTTTCAATTGGTGCAGTATCTACCATTGTAATCTCTGTGTAATTCTGTTACTCATATTTAGTTACATGCTGTCTTGAATTAGATCAAAGTATACATTAGGATTATCACCTGTGGCTATTAAATACGGCATTAAAAAGCCCTCTTTATAGGTTTCATCTAATCCTGTAATCATCGGAACACCAGTAGCAGACTCTTTTAATAAGCCAGTTGGATCAATACCATTAGAAAATGATCCGTCATGCGAAATACAAAAAGAAAACTTCCAATATTTGTCTCCTTCTGCTGTCGTGAAAGAAACAGGATCTGTAATATCTTGTGGATTTGCTCTTAGACTAACACACTGTAATATAGTTTCAAAGTTACGTTGCTGGTTGCGAGTGAAATCCCATTGTTCTGTTGTAGTACCAGCTTTTATTTTTCTGTAACTAGTAGTTCCAGTTTGTGTACAATCAAAATGTGTTGTTACTTCAATTCTTTCCATTTCTTAGACTCCAGTACACCATTAGTTTATCCAACATGTCTTTAATGGCTGGATCATTTGAACTTTCTGAAACAATTTCTGCTACATGTGCAGATATACTGTGTGGATCTGGTTTCTTAAAAACCAACTCTTTTCTTTGACTACCAAAACGTCTGCGATAAACTGTATCACCTTTGTCTGGACTTTCATATATCCATTCTGTTTTTTGCATGCCAATATTTAGTCGTAAAAAAACCCTAGTTAATAAAAACTAGGGTTTTGAATCTTAATAGTTAATTAAAAATTATGCTAACTTAAAGTTATCACTTGTTACGTCTGTACCAGCACAGTTAATTGCTCCAGTACCAAGTGTTACTAATGCACGAATTTGTGCTTGCAATGTTGCTGCTGTGTAAGCACCTGTTGGATAAGTTGCAATTGAAATCTGTCCAGTATTATTGTCTTCTACCTGGTAGATGTAAACTCCAGCAATTGTCTGGATGTTTTGCATAACAGCTTCTACTGCTAATCCTGTTTCAACTTGTGCTTGTAAGTCTTGATTTGCATTACCTGCGTTCTGAATAATAACTTTGAAAAAGTCTAGTTTTGGACCAGTTACGTTTACTGCTCCTGATGTTGCTAATGCTCCGTTTAGTGATCCGTCATCTGTATCAATGTGGAATACCTGTTGTGCATTACCATGGGTTCTTGTAAAAAATGCCATTTTAATCTCCTATATCTAATGGTGAAACTAAATGTTTTAGTCTCTACTTCTATTTAGCGTTTTTGTCACAAAAAAAACCTAGCAATAAACTAGGTTTTTAAAGTTTTTTATAACAAAATTATGCTAATTCCATTCCAGGTTGAGTAACAGTAGTTCCTGTTAGATTGATGTTGTTAGTACCAACTGTTGTACCTAATTCTCTAATAGCTGCCTGCATTGGAGCAATCTTCCAATCTTCAGTTGCATAAACTGCAACGGACATATTACCTGCACTAGTACCTTGTACTTGATACATAGCAACTGTTCCTAATTGCTGAATTGTTTGAAGGATTATTTCAACTGCTTCGTCGTGGTCGCCTTCAAGTCTAATGTCTACTCCAGTTGCGATTTTAAAGAAATCTAATTTTGGTCCAGCAACGTTAATTGGGTTACTTGTATACGTTGCAGATCCTGCAACTGGGTTTTGAGTATCTGGTTGGAATACCAGTTGTGCGTTTCCGTGTTTTTTTGTAAATTGTGCCATTTGTATCTCCTATATGGTGGAACTAATGTTCCTAATGTTATTTATCGTCTTTTAAATACTTTAGTCCGTCTAAGAAACTCGTAGAACTCGTTTTGTAAACCTGATTTACGCATCTGTAGCATAAGTCTATCACGTATTACATTCTTATCTCTTGGTGCAATTCTATCCCAAATAGAGATTTGTCTACGCATCTGTATTAACGGTGCTGGTAAAATGTCTACCATATTACGTTGTAACATAAGCATCATATAACTGTAATCACTGTTTTGAAAGTCACGTTTTGCTATTGCTCTAAGGTTACGTTTCAAACGCAATTCTGGAATAGTGATAACAACATCTTGTGCTACACGGTCTTTAAACTTACCTGGCTTCATTATCATTGCAATTATATTATACAAGTCTGGCTGACTGGTTCTAAACCCAGGCCAGTTTTGTAACTTCATTATATCTTCAGCAACACGAGCTGCATAGGCTGGATCACTGTTGGCTAGTATTTGTAATGCCAATAGTTGTTCAAACAACTGCTCACCTAGTTGACTTTGTTTAAGTCCGTTTAACTGTCTTGGTGTTCTGTATGCACGACTCTCTTCTAACCAATTAAAAGCAATCTTGTCTTTCTCTTTGCTTTCATGTAAACCTTTAACACGTGCAATAGCATTCCATCTAGCCGTCACAGTGTCTACCCATTGCCATTCATCACCTGTGAATGCACTTACACCTTTAGAAAATATGTCCCATTCACCTCTGTGTATGTCGTTGTCATCTAAGTGTCTTGATATTTTGTATTCAATATCGTTGTGTGTCATCAAGTAAGAACCTGGCTCTTTTGGATTCCTTTTTGTTGCACCTTCTTTAACAACTGGTATTGGTCTAACACTTTTGCGTGGCATCTCATAACGTCTGCCGATCCTGAAAGGAGAATCTTCTACTGCAAATACTTTGTTTGGAGTTGTAAAGTTATCCTTACGCATTATAGTCTTAGCAATAAGATCCAATTCATCATTTTCTTTATCTAACACAAGTGCAAAAGGCATATTAATATTGGTTTGCAAGTCTTTCATAACTGCTTCACTATCAGGACCCATCTGTGCAATAGGTTTGGCCCAACGTTTGTGTTCTTGTTTAAATAATCTAGTAAGTTCTGCTGGTACAATCTCTTTTCCATTGCGTTCGTCGTTTACTCGATCTAAAAAGTGTCGTGTAAATTCAACATCAATACCAACTTGACCAAATATTCTATCTGCAAACTTTTCTAAGTCTTTAATGTCTACTGCGGTTACTGCCATTAACTTAACTTCTTCTTTATCCATAATACTAAAGCATAGATTGAAATAGCATACACTGTTGCAATTCCAATGTCAACCATATGTTCACGCATGTTATATATAAACTCTATTCCTGCTTGGGCGTCGGTCATTATGCACCACCTGGGTTATTGGCTGCAAAATTAACTCTGGAAAACTTATCTCTATCAACAAACTTTATTCCGTCTCCAACATAACCTTCATGTCCTGGATCACCTTTTATATCGGCCTTTACGTCTGCATCTTGGTTATCAAGTGCTTTTATCAACTGATCTTTGAGCAATGCAATATTTACAAAACTACTAAACAATGCACTAACTGCACCTTTGTTTTCATTCATCCATTCAATAATACGTGGTGCTTGTGTTGGTATCTTTTGTGTTACCCATGGACCAAAGTCCTTAATCATATTAGTAAAGCCACCTTGTCTAACTTTAAAGTTAACATACTGTTTCATTAACTTAGGTGTACTACCAATCTTTCTGCGTGTAAGTTCTTGTGGTGAAAGAAAAGCATCTATTGCTGGAGCATATTCGTTGTATGTGTCTTGTATTTTAATTACAAGACCTTTGTCTAGATCAATAGCACTGCCTGTGTCTTTCATGGTGCTATCTAATACCAGTACTCCAGGAGCTTTGTCTAGCACACGTGATGTAACTGGTCGAACAGTTCCTCCTGGTTTGTCAACCTCTGTGTGTATTGCAAGACCAACTTCGCTGGCTCCAATTTGCTTTCCAAGATCTGTATCTGCACTTACTCTGTATGTTACTTGATTAGGAGTAAACACATATGCATTATTTTCTACAGGAGGTGTTGAGCTGTATAGTAAATCTGCTTGTACAAACCCTCTAAAGTGTTGCGGAATAGTTCTATCCAACAGAGGAAAAAGTTTTCCATACAACTGTATTAAAGGACCATAATCGCCTTTTCTATTACTAAACACTCGTGCCATATCTTTGGCACTTGTTGCCAATCCGTTATAGCCTTTAGCAACAAAGCCACCTTTGTCTGTGAGTATAAACTGTCCTGAATCGTCACGACCAAATACTACAGCAGGTTTACCATCCCATTTGATGGTGTTTGTTTTTGCTGGTTCTTCAGCACTGCGTTTTATTCCATCAAGTGCTTGTTTTATTCCTTTTGAACCAAGATCAAATACCAAATCTTCTGGGTGTTCAATTCTAGCACCTTCTTTAAGATAAGTTTTGTACGGGCCTCTATTGTCAGTTACTACTTCCATTCCTTGATTTACAATTCTATCACGTAGTCTTGCAAGCCAATCGCTACCGCCTTCTTGTATTTGTTCAAATTGAAACCCTTCACGTTCAGCATAGCCACGGAAGTCTTCTAATTTCTTATCACGTTGTGGATCGTTCTGTAATGCACCTAGTATTGCTTCAACACTGAATAAATCTTTTTCAGTTGCATTCTTAGTTAGTATTAGTTTTGCAATTTCTGCAGGCTCATCAGTAATTACTTCATTGCTTGTTCTGCTTACCAAACCTGAATTAGGTGATAACTTGTAACCAGCGGCTTTTGCAATGCTATTCATTAACACATTACGTGTTACACCTTTGTATTCACTGCTTGGATCAGCTCTCATCAAGAACTTTGAAAAGTCTGGCTTTTGTACAAACATAAAATCAGTTTGTATATACCCTTTATCTTCTCTGCCTGTAATTGGTGCTTTAAAGTGTACACTGATACCTGACTTACGTACCCACTGCTTAGGTTCAAAGCCATGTGATGTTGCCCACTTTTCTAGTTTTGCAACCAGCTGGTCTTTAGAAATATCTTTTGTATCTATTGCAAGATCTAAGTCACCTGACGTAGGCTTTTGTCCTGTACTACCAAGCATGTTATCCATTAGAGGTAATCCAGTTAATCTCTCTAACCACTGTACAGTTGGTTTTACATCTGTTTGATTGATACGTGTGGTTTCAATAGCACCGTCAGCATCTTTAAAGATATTACCACCTTCTTTGATATACATTATGTCGCCTGTTGTAAATATGCTATTACTTGTTTTTTAATTGCAGGGTTTGAATTTATTTTTTGTGCTAATGCCATTACTGGATCATCAGTTGCAATTTTTTTAATATCAGGCATCTTCATACCTGCAGTTTGATAACTTTGTTGTAATACCGCTGCATCAACCCCAAAGTTAGTTAAGAACTGTGCTACTTGTATACTGTCAACTGGCTTGCCTGCTTTGGTCCATGCTTTCATAAGTTTGTCAGCAGTGACTTTTGTTGTTATGTTAGTACCAATTTGTTTTGCTTTACCTGCGGCTGCAGTTACGCCTTTTCCTATTTGAGCTTTTGCTCTTTGCAATAGTCCCGGTGCTTCCATAAGTTTGTGACTGTTTAACGCCACTGCAACAAATAACTTTGTAACTCGATCTTCTGATAATACATTTGGATTATTACTGTGTCCACTTTGTGTTAAGCTAGAGGCTTTACGAGCCGCTATTTTTGCGGCACGTGCGGCAGCTTTTGCATCTAAATTCTCTGCGGCGCCATCTACATTTGTTCTAAGCCACTCAGTTGCTTCAGGACTCATTGCTTCTGTGCCTGGAAACTGTTGATTAAATTGTGCAATTTGGTCTGGATCTGTAATTGGAATATTGCCACGTACAACTATACCTTCGCCTGTTCCGCCTGGTGCAACTAGATCTGCTTTTGCTTGCATGTCTGTAACATTTTGATCTACATTGGTCTGTACACTTCCTGCTTGTGCGTTTTGACTAAGGTCTTGTCCGGACCCGCCACTTACTTCATCTGGGTCAACAGGCACATTAACATCAGTTCCGCCAGCAGTAGTATTAACATCTACGCCGCCGCCGCCACCACCTAGTGGTCTTGTATATGTTTTTACAAAGTCGCCTGTTTCGGGATCAGTTGTAATTGTATACTTGGCTGAAACACCTCCTCCAGAGTTTTCAGCGTCAATATAAGTTTTAACCGAACCTTTGCTTAGTCTTCGATCAATTTTATCTCCGTCTTGAATCAACTGCTCTTGTGTTTCAGCAGTCTGTATATCACCTCTACTTGGATTATCAAGTGGTTCAACTTTTGTTTCTACATCAACATCAGTAGTAGTATCAGCGTCAGTGTTAGTAGTATCAACATCCACATTATCGGCTTTTACTTTAAGTGGGTCACCATCTGGTAACGCATCAACATGTGTCTCAAGTTGTGAATTATATTGATCAATTACGTTTTGCGGTATGCCATCTTGATTATCTAAATCTAAAATTGTATTCATTTCATCCGGTGTTAGTGCTTCTCCAGGAACAAAGTCTGCTACAACATCTTCTACACCGCTTGGCAATGCTTGTTGTACTGCTTCGCCACCTTTGATTAGATCACCTAATGTGCTTGCACCAGCTGCTAATGCACCAGTCTTACCTGCACTATATAACGCACTTCTAACATCTTTGCCTTGTAGCAACTGATCAGTAAGTTTAAACAAACCTAATGCAGCCGCACCACCTAAACCTGCTCCACTTACACCAGCGGCAGCTATTAAGGCCGCATATATAAAGCCTTGCATGATAGGATGTTTTTCTGCAAATGCTCTATACTTGGTGATAATTTGCATTACTGCGCCTTGGTCACCTCCGGCACTTGCTTTTAGTTTTTCAGCGGCAACATCATACTTGCTTGCAAAGCCTTCCATTGGTCCAGAGTTATAAATCTTTGCCTTAAGATCATTCCAAGGCTTCATTATTACTTGGTCAACTTTGTCTTTGCCTTGACCGATAGCAGTTCTATTTGCACCACCAGCAGTTGCAGTCTTTTCAATCTCTCCAAATAGTCCTTGTATCTGTTGTGGACTTAGTGCCGCTTCACGTAGGTAAGTTCCAACAGTTTCCCATTGTACATAACTTTTTCTATTGCTATTGTCAAGACTTTCAAGCAGTGCATACCTTGCTTCGATTCTTTTTGCTTCTATCAGTATACTCATGCTAGTGCCTTCTTTAACTTTTCTTTACTGGGTGGATCTAGTTTATCAATTGATGCAGTTGTGCCTTTACCTAATGCTTTATCAATCAGTTTAGCCATGTTTTGCATTTTAGGATCGTTTAAGTCCATTTTTTGTCCAGCAATCTTAGCAGTTTGCACACCTGTCTTTGCTCCAACATCTTGTGCAGTTTTGCTTATTGGCTTGCCAGTTTTATCATCTTTACCATCTTTGTTAGCATCTACTTGTGCTACTGGTGCTTTTTGTCCTGGGACTTTGGTTGCAGTTTGACCTGCTTGTTGCGCCTTCATATTTGCAACGCCTTTATTTGCACCATCTATTTTTGCTTGATCAATGCCTTGTTTCATTGCACTCTGTTTATCTTTTTTCTTTTGATTACGTGCAATGCTTTTATCAACAGCAGTTTTAGCAGTATTAGTAGCAGTTGCTTGTGTGCCTGTAGTTCCTAGTTTCTTTTCTAAGCCTGCTTTTCTTTGTGCTTCTGCATCTGCTTTTTGCAAACCAGCACCTACACCAGTTGGATTTGGGTTAACACCTTTTCTATAATCGTATCCGCTGCCTGCGGCAGTATCGAGTGCAACTTTACCAACATTCTTTGCTAAGTTTTTAAGCACTCCGCCTGCCTTCGACGGTTGTTTTTGTTGCTGAGGGTTTACGTTAGCACCGCCGCCACCAACAGTTTGTTTACCTGCTTGATAACCTTTTTTTACTGCACCACCTAGTCCTGCTACACCACCTGCTACTGCACCAACACTTTTTGCAGCTGATCCGGCCACTCTGCCAATACCTCTACCAAGTTTGTTGATTGCATCAAATTCAGCAAGTAGTTGTGCTTGTAATTGTTGCTCTGTAAGTTTATTTTTCATCTGTGCGTCTCACTGATCTAGAAAATTTACTAGGATCACGAAGTCTAATAGCATTTAACAGTTTGCGATGCAGGTTGTCTGCTTGCTCACTATCATACAACTCTTCAATCTGTTCCATTAGACGTACGGCACTGGCAATAACATTGCTGGCACGACTTTCTACGATATACGAACGTTCTTGTCTCTTACTATAACGTTCAGTGTAAATACCATCTAATTCTTCAAAGATGCTTCGAGTCTTTTTTTGCATGACTTTGTTTGTCCTTTGTAGTATTTATGTATATTTGTACAGTTGTTGGTTTTCTTTTTCCCAAACTGCTTCATCAAATCTTTGTCTTAACCACTTATTTTCTCTATACAAATACGTATTACTTGATTTCCATTTTTTCCAGGAACTATTATTTGTATCAAAAATCTCATGATTCTCATTTATTAAGTCTATTAGTTCTAGAGTTTCACAGTTTGGTTGAGATTTGATTATTCTTGGTATAGCATACTCTTTTGCTAATTCTCTGATTTTGTCAATTGACTCCATTGTATCATTTTCTATCCACTCTGGGTTCATAAACTTTTGACATCTTGCAAATATTATGTATCGGCTTTCTATATTCTCTGTAGTAATTATTAGTTTTTTATTAAAATATCCTAGAGGTATTGTTTCCTCATGTGTCTGATACCAAACATCCGATTGGCAGTGTTTAATATTCTGATCAAAATTCTTAAGGTTTTTGAGTAGTTGGTGTTCTCGTCCACCTACACTGCCTTCTAATCGAGGATTCCAGATAATTTGCTTATTGTTTAAAATGGTAACAACAATACCACCACAAGCAAAATCAGTGGCTATTAAAATATTGGGCAATCTCGCTGAAGGTGTTTTGCCATTTGAGTTCTCGCCATTCATCTAATTTTTCTACCCAATCTATTGCAGTCTTATGTTCTGTATATGGATACTGATCCAACATTATACTTACTGGATGGTTGATACCATATTTGTCTTTTACTTTGTCTCTTAGAAGAGGCGGGGTTTTGTCAATCCCAATGTTTCCGTAACATGGATGGATATTGAAATCACTCTTATCTCCAAAACGATTAGTTGCTATTGTTTGATTATACCATTCTTCTATACGATCATAATAATACACATTAAACGGATTAAGTGTGTGTTCAATTCCAAACATCACATTACCTGGATAAATTTCCTTTGCCTTATTAATGTTTTTGCTGATTGTATTAAACTTTCCTGGCCATCTTAGATATTCAAATTGTTCATCAACTCCATCTATGCTTCCAATAAACTTTATTAATTTAAATCTTTTCCATTGTTCGATAGTAGCCTTTGATGGAAATAGTGTGTAATTACTTGTATATTGTAACACAATATCCTGTGGATTGTCAATCAATTCCAGTATTTTTCTGTGTGTATTATTCATCAATGGTTCGCCGCCACCAAACTTGATGTACTTTAATTTGCTTGTATCTAAACTGTGAAACCATTTTATTAGTTTATTGTCTGCATCTACCCCTTTACGATCAACAAAAGGTCCAGATGCAATACCGTTCCGCACATTCTCGTCATGCCAAAAACTACTGCTATGGCTACCGCAACTTGTACATGCTAAATTACATTGCATAGTAACTGCGATTGTTAGCATTTGTAAACCTTCAACATTATCCATAATATCAAAGCCGGCTTGTCTATAACTAGTTTGTTTTTGTTCTTCTTGGTTTAGACATATACGACAATTAGTTTCAAGGTCACTTGCTATCCATTCTTTTCTAAGTTCAGGTAACGAGTCGAGATCTTGAACAGTATCAGATTTTGTAAAATAGCAACATGGGCTAATAGAGAAATCTGTGCCGTTGTTGTTAATAGCAAATGCACTACTTAGATGTCTACAAAATTCGGTCATCCTTTTTGTTTAATTCCTGCTAACATCTGTTTGAGCTTTGAACTTTGTACATCAGCAGTTATCTTAGGAACATCTTCGGGCATGCTATTTGTTACGTCTTTTTGTACCATTTGACTCTTTGCTTTAATACCTGCGAGTATGCTGCTTGCTGGCGGTTTGTTGTGATCGTTTTCATCTTCATCAACACTGCGTATTCTTAAACTTTCAATATCAAATTCCAAGTCTATCTTCATACCAACACCTGAACTACTTCTAGTCTTCATTGCTTGTATTTGATAACGTCCTCTTTCTCTCATTGCTCTACTTGTAAAAATACCAAACACATTGTCAGCAGTATTAATCTTACTTATACCACCCGAGATGTGCGAATGATCAAACTCTATCTCTTCAACTGCACTTCTGTTCAACTGTGATGCAGTTACAAACAATATATTCAATTCTCTTGACAAGTTACGCAGTTCTTCTGATACGTATTTGTCCTTAACAAACAAATCATTTGGCGACACTTTAGCACTAACTGGCATAAGCAAGTCCAAATAGTCAACCAACATAAAGTCAATTTCTCTTCCTTGTTTGATGCTTAGTTCTTTAACAAATGCTCTTATGTCGTTTACTGTGCTTTGTGCTGGCATGTATTTGATTTGCAATCCGCCTGCTTTCTTGCCCATCATTTTGATTTTCATTTCAACAGTTTCAATATCTTTGAATATCTGCTTGGTGCTGGTGTTTGTCAACATACTATCAATACGCATAGCAGTTAATCCTTCACTCAATTCCAGTGTAATGTATACTCCATTGAGTCCTGCTTCCATCCAATTCACTGCCAAGTTCTGCATAAA